AGCCGAAGCCACCTTACGGTGGTCAAGCAGAATCCACGGATCACCACGCTGCAGGCTACGTGCCCCGACTGCGGGATCGTGAACGAGTTCGTGGTCTCAAGTCCCAGCCTGCAAATGTGGGTCCGGGGCGACTTGATCCAAGACGCTTTTCCCGAGTTGACTGCTGACCAGCGCGAGCAGTTTATCACCGGGTACTGTGACCCGTGCTGGCAGAAGATGTGGGCGTACCTGAACGACGAGGAGAACGGCAATGATTGAAGCACACGGCGGCGGCGGCTTTTCTATCACGGGGGCGCACATCCCCCTCTACCGGCTCATGGTGATGGCATCGGGTCTCAAGCTCGAAATTCAAGGGCTCAGGTACAGCAGGGGCCGAACCTGCTACGCCTTGGCCAAGTCAGAATTCGGGTTCAAGGGAAACAAGGCGAAGGTGCTCACGCAGCTACAGGCCCACATCGAGACCGTTAAGGCTGGTCTCAACGACGAGGAGGAAACTGCATGATTTGGCTGACGAAAATCAGAACCGGCGAAGCCGTTGGAATCAATCCCACGGAGATCAAGACGATCCAGTTTCTCGACATGTACATGAGCCCCCGCGAGGACGCGCCGAATAGGGTGAGCGACCCGAGGAGCCCCGAGGGTGAGGGGCCATGGTACGGCAAGGGGTCTCACGTCGAGATGAAAGGCAAGAACGCCGAGGGTTTCGGAGTCGAGCAGTCGCCGGGGGATATACGCGCCCTACTAGAGCAGCACGAGGCGCGGTTCATGGAGGGCATGAGGGCGGCGCGGGAGTCCGAAGGCGACGGCACGAGGTCGCACGGCGCCATGTGCCCGGTGCGTGTGGGTGGCGAGTGCCTGTGTGGCGAGGCTGATCGGCAGGAACGAGAGGAGACCCCGTAGGGAATTGCCAATTTGCAGGCTGGACTTGACAAGCCGGTTCGGCCAGCTTAGATTGGTAGCACGAGCAGAAAAACGCAACCGAGAAACCGAGGAGTAAACGATGGCCCTACCTTATGCAGCATTCCCGAAATACGGAGCCTCCGTGCTAGGACAGGCTAAGTACGACGCGGAATTGCAGGCGTGGGAGCTTTATCAGGCTTCGCTTCGCAATTCCAGCATGGGCGATTTTGAGATCGCAGATGCCGTCGAATCTGACGGGTCAGACGAGCCTGCAAGCGACCTGGACACCTTCACGTATATCCGCAAGTACGTGAAGGAAGGGCAGAGTCGCAAACGGATCTTCCGCGAGCAGAACATCAAGGCGCTCGACGCGGACCACGCACTACGACAAGGGCGTGACGCGATGACCGCCGAGCTTGGGCCGAGAGTCTACCCCGGTGAGACCGCCCTCATAAACTGGCAACCCGTACCGGGAACCGAGAAGGCAGCAAAGCCGCGAGGCAAAGCCTTCGTAGAGGGCGAGGACGAGCGCCGGAACGACGAGGGAACGAACGGATCGACCGGCGAAGCCAGACCCGACAACATGCCAGCCAACGAGGGGCAGGGCGCCGAGGAGAACACGAGCAACAGCCAAGGCGAAGAGCAGCAGGGCGAAAGCGGCGGGCAGTCCGACGACAGCCAAGACGACGAGAACGAGAGTTCTCAAGGTGCAGGCGATGGTGACGGGGACACGAGCCAGGGCAACGATCAGCAGGGCGAGGATGACACGCCGAAGATGCCCACATGCCCCGAGTGCGGCGAGCAGCGCGGGACGACTGAGGGCTGCTGTGCTCCGGAAGACACTGGCATTCCGAAGCCCGATCAGGGTCCTCCGGACGAGGACCGCGACAATTTGCAGCTACTTCGGACGGACGGCGAAGCGCCGTACATGGGTCCCGAAGCTCGCCGGAAGATCGAACGGATCTCCCACGAGGAGACCGTGTCCACGCTGACGAAGTCCCTGCAGGATGTGGATGGCTGGACCCGCGACGTGGTGAAGGGCGCGGTTCACGAGATGGCCGTCGAGCTTTACGGCGCCATGTCGAAGAGCCATGTGAGCCTAAAGGCTGCGATCGAGAACGGGACCGGAACCAACAGCCTGCCAGCCATGAAGGCTCAGGCTCAAGCCATCGTAGATGAGGCGCTGAAGGGCTTCAAGCCGTCCGAGGGCTCAGACGTGGACATGGTGGCCGTGCGCTCAGAGATGCAGCGTATGGTGACCGCCGCGTTCGAGGCAAGCGACAACGTGGAGGAATTGGCCCAGAAGGTGGCCGAGAGACTCAACGCCCCGCGCCGCATCGAAGTTTCGATGAACGGCACGATCAACGAGATCGACGGGACGCCACACGGAGCGTTTGACGAGTCCCTGCGGGCTATGACTCGCGGGCTGGACTTGTTCATGGTGGGGCCAGCGGGTAGCGGGAAAGGATTCCTGGCCCAGCACTTGGCCGACGCCCTTGGCCAGCGATTCGGATTCCTCTCGTGTTCCGAAGGAATGAGCGAGGGAATGCTGCTGGGGCGCGGGGTGCCGTTGGCCGATCGGTTCCTGTATCTCGAAAGCAGCTTCGTGGATTTCTACGAAAACGGTGGGGTGTTCTTGCTCGATGAGATCGACGCCGCGAACCCCAACGTGCTGCTGATTATCAACGAGTGCTTGAGCAGCCCGCACTTGAGCATCCCGAACCGCGTGGATTCTCCGTATGCGGTTCGTCACGAGGACTTCTACTGCATCGTCGCCGCTAACACATGGGGCACGGGGCCAGACATGGAGTACGTGGGCCGCAACCGCCTGGACGCGGCTTTCCTGAATCGCTTCATCGGCTCGCAGATTGAGCTTGGCTACGACGCGAAGATCGAAGGCGCCATCGCCAAGGCGTACATGGGTCCGCAGAAGGCCGAGGACGTGCTCAAGCGGTTCTGGGGCGTTCGCAAGAAGCTGGAGGAACTCAATATCCGTAGGATCTGGAGCACCCGAGGGCTGGAGAAAATGTGCATCGCTCTGGCCGCAGGCGACGACATGCACGAGGTACTTGACGCTCACACCCGAGGCTGGACCAGGGATGAAAAGTCGAAGGCGGGGGTGACGGGATGATTGACACGGTAATCCACGAGGGCGAGAGCAAGCGGGTCCATGTGCTGGAGATGGACGTGGGCGAGCTTCCCGATCTCAAGAACAAGAAGCCGCACCCGGATAACGTGGGGATCGCGGACAGGCTCAGGATGGTGTGGGGGCTGCGTGAGGCGCGGGAAGGTGAAGATCCGACCCCATGGGACGGGAGCCCGAAGTCGTTTTACTTGGGGCGCCTGAAGGACATTCATTCCGTTGACAAACGGCTTGAGAAGGGCTGGAAAGACGGGTCCGAGAAGGCGCTGACATTGGCCGCAGGTCTCAAGGATAAGATCAGCCAGCCGTTGAGCATACGGCGCAAGCTACGCTGGTCCGACGACGGCGACGAGTTCGACCGCGAGCGCCTGAACGATGGGCACTTCGATAGCTGCTGGCGCACTACGCACCGGGAGATCGCGGTGGCCGTGCCCGTTATCACGATCGCCATGTCGTGGGGCGGGAATGCGAACACGAGCCATGAGCAACTTTTCTGGTCTGGGGCTGCAGCTTTGGCGCTCTGCCAAGTGCTGGAGGAGGCTGGATATCAGACGAGCCTCACGGCCATAGCGCCCACGAGGTACGAGTACGGCTCAGGAAAATTTCAGGCCATGTGCGTGACCGTGAAGAGGGCGGGCGAGTACATGAGATCGGATGCGCTGGCGAGCGTGATCTGTCTGGGTCCGACGTTCCGAACCTACGGTTTCATGGGCACGTATCTGTGCCCGTGGGGAATTGACGATGCGCTGGGATCGCACGGAAACATCGAGATGCTGATGCCTCAGATCGTGGAGGCGGGCGCCATGGACTCGCCACAAATCACGCTCCCAGACTCGCGGGACAGATGGAGTGCGAAGGCGGCAATCGTGAATGCGCTGGAGCAGCTTAGGGCTGCAAATCTGGCGGCGCTACCGGAGGTACTACGATGAAAATCCTGAAACGCTTCCGTGCTCTGACCTGGACGCAGATCCGGGAAGGGGCGCGGGAGCTTAACGGGGCGCGGGGGTTCCTACGCGCCATGAGAAAAGACTGGTACATGTGGTTCGCCGTCGTGATGGCTCTCGTGCTCCAAAGCTACGGTCTCATGGCCGTGCTCGCGGTGTGCTCCACGTTCGGCGCGACGACCCGCGAGTGGACGCTCGACGGGTACAAGAAAATGCTCGACGGGTACGGCACCATGGTCGATCAGCAGCAGGGGATCATCGGTTCGTACCAGCGCGAGAACGGCAGGCACCCGAGCGAGCAGGCCGCAACCGACAGGCTAGGGAGGATGAATTGAAATACGGGATGAAGAAACCGTGTAACAACTGCCCTTTCGTGCGGAGGCACAACTTCTATCTCAAACCCGAGCGTGTCGAGGAATTGCGGGACAACACAGGCGAGTTCCCGTGCCACCAGACGGTGGACTACGACCAAGCGATGGACGACGACGAGGGGTACGACGGAGTCGTGAGACAGGACCGAGATCAGTCCCAAGAAGTGCATTGTTTGGGACATCTTATTGTCCAATGGAGTGACTGGGGCGGGTTCAACAAGATCCAGGCATGGTCGGCTCGCCTGGGTGAGTTCAAGCCCGAGGACATGCCGACGCCCGAGGAGGCGGACGTGTTCGAGACCTGGGAAGAGATGATCGAACGGTGCCGGGAGATGGACGGATGACTGACCGCAAATGCGGGACCTGTTTCCTCTGCTGCACGGCGCTGGCGGTGCCCGAGTTGGACAAGAAAAACGGGGAGCCCTGCGTCTATGCGAGCGCCGAAGGGTGCGCCATCTACGATGACCGCCCGCTCTCGTGCGTGGTGTTCGAGTGTGCATGGCTGCAGGGCGCGGGAGGCGGGCTGGAGACGCGACCGGACTACACGGGAGGGGTCATGGTAGGCGAGAACGACCACGGCCCTCACAAGCTAGGCATGGCCCTCGTGATTTACACCGATCCGAAGGGCAAGGACATAAAGCGATCGAGATACATCCGCGAAGTCGTGAAGGCCGTCGTGGAGGCGGGCGAAGTGGTGTTCATTCTGGCAGGGGACGAGCGAACGCTGGTCGCCCAGCCCGACAGCGCCTACGTGAAGAGGGTGAGAGAGTTGGAAGCCGAGGTACTGGCAAACCCCGAAGGGGAGACCGCCCGTTTGCAGGCGGAAGCGGAAAATGAGCGATAGCTGGCGCTGGTACGGACACGTTGGGCATCTCTGCATAGGGAACTGGTGCCGGTTCCACCTGACGACGCACGTAGGGCACTACCTCGTGTCCACGGTGGGGGAATACGTCCCGGATGAGCAGGTCCGGAACATGCTGGCCGAGATCCGTGGGATCAAGATCGAGGGGCGGGGTGATGCTCGACTCTACGACTGGCTGAAGAAGAGCGGGTACGAGGAGATTGGGATGGACCGAATCTATGAGAGCATGGTCTTCCCGGCTGGAAAGCCGTGCCACGCACGAGACTGTAACTGCGGGCTCCCCGAGCTTCTGCACCCGGAAGCGGATTTCGCGGGATATCTAACGCCAGCAGCCGCCACGCTGGGGCACTACGAGCTATGCAGGAAGTGGGAGGACGCACCGCAGGAGATGGAGACCCGCACGACCGACGAGGCCCGTGCCGATTTCCGGAAGATCGCAGAGGAGATGTTGAGCGACGAGCAGGAGGAGGTCATACGAGATCTGAGCCAAGATCTACCCGAGGATCTAAAGAAGGCGCTTCGGGATGCAGACTTTGACGACGGGAGCATAACATGAATACCGAAGAGAGGGTACGACCACATAAAGATATGACCCCCAAGGACTTACGACGCTGGCGAGGTCAGCAGCCTGGCGATTACGCATGGAAAAACAACCAGCGGAAAGCCGGGTGGTCCCAGGTTCGGGCTGCAGATTGGTACGGGTGCAGCATCCGCCAATGGGTGAGGTACGAGTCGGGCGAGAATGCGATCTCGCTCACGCTGATTAAGCGGCTGATCGCACACGAGTCGAGCTTCGATGACACCGTGGCGCGGCTCTGGGAAACGACGCCTGAGAAGATGGAGGAGTACGGGGGGAGCGTGTTCCCGCAACTGGCCCACGAGGGCACAGGAGGTACGTGATGCTGCTCACAGAGAAGCAGATACGCAGGCTGTTGGACGAGCTTGGGTACATGACCGTGTTCGAGGAGACGGGGCCGAACGGGGTGAGGGTGCAGCGCAAGCACGGTGGGTACTCGCAAGACGACGAAGTGATCGGCATTCAGGGCAAGCTGTCGATCATGTTGGAGGCCAAGGCCAGGGTGGGTGCAGAATGACGTTCGATCGAGCGCGGGTCATAGACCTGGCGACCACCCAGGTAGGGGGCGACACCCGCTGCATGATAATTTTCGAGGTCCCCGCCACTATCGAGGGTATTGAGGCTGCAATCGACATCTTGGAGGGGGTCCGGAAGACCCTCCCGCCGGGCGTAGACCACGGTGGAAACTGGGCGATCAAAGCGATCCACGATGGCCCTTGCAAGTCGAAAGAATCCCGAGATATGGCGGACTGCTCTTGCGATTCTCTCATCTGTGAGTGCATCCAGATCTCCGCCATAGACGAGGCCCTGCTCCGGAGTACCGGAGGCTATGACTTGGAGGTCGAGGTTGGGGGTGACGAAACGGACATGAATTAACCCCGCCGTTCTTACTTGCTACTTGACAGGGAAAGTTTCGGGCCATATTTTGAGATTCGATTTTGACAAAGAGAGGGCCGCAATGGATCGACCAGTGTGGGACCAGGACGCCGAAAAGTATGAGGATTTCCTGGAGAAACTCCCCGACTTCTTACAGAAGGGACTCGCGGAAGGGACCGCCTTCATGGCCGTGCCTGGAGACGGGTTCGACCTGATGGCGAAGTTCATGGAGAGCGCGAGGAATGACGACAAGCTCACGTCTTGGCTGGAGTTCGTAACAGCCGTCGAGACCGAGGACGAGTGCAAGCAAATGATCTCCGATATCGTATCGCTGGAGGTCGTGGCCATGTCGATCGCGAAGAGCCTGATGAAGCGGAAGCGTGAGATCCACAAGCTGACGTGCGAGGACTGCTCTGATGCACCGAGCGAGGGCCAGGTCAAGCGGGCCATCGACGCAGCCAGGCAGGCATTCCTGGACACGATACAGGGCGACGATCCGGAACCCTGGAAGGGAGACTCAGAATGAAGTACCTCATACTCTTAGCCCTGCTGGCCGTCGCCTCGCCAGCATCGGCCCAGACACACGCATTCCTGAGCGGAGAGAAGGCGGCGGTGGATACCAAGACGTGCTTCTACAAGGCCAACGGCCACGTCTACACGCTGCTGATTGGACGCTCCCGGCCATGCCCGTTGAGCATCCGGATACCCGAGCCCCTCCCCCGCCCCCGACCGGGGCCAGCATGAGCTTCTTCACGGAGAAGGTTCGGTGTGCGGAGTGCCGCGACGGCATGGTCACGGTGACCGCAAAGATGGAGCAGATCCGGGAGCGTATCCTGGCTCAGAACCCGAGTGCTGACGTGGCTTTCGTCTGCAAGGCGTGTGAGCACAAGATGATGGGAGCGATGAACTGATGCCCCGCCTGAAGGCGCCACGTTACATGTACCTGCAGGTCGAGGGCGAGGACGTGACGTGGTCGCACGAGCGCCGGTCAGAGGCCGACGTGGAGTACATCCAGAGCGAGCCCACGATCAGGGAGATCGCCAACATCCTGAAGGATAAGATGGCCGAAGACTCGTGCGCTGCCTGTGGGCAGAGCGTGTCCCTGCTATGCGAGGACTGTCGAGAATGACCGTTGCCTGGGCTGCGATATCGAAGAAGACGGGCGAGACCGTGGCCATTCTCACGAACCCACGTTCGCCCACCTTCACACGTCGGGCTGCAGATCCGAACCTCGAAGTGGTGGCCCTCGAAGTGAGGAACCCCAACCTGGCACCCGTGGCCGTGGGTGACGTGGTGCAGATCGACCCCGAGAGTGACGACAGATTTGCAGCCTGTTTCATGGTGGTGGAAGAGGTCAAGCCGTGGGGCTTCCAAGGCTACGTCACCGTGCCGGGTGTCGAGCGGAAGGTCGCGTACTACCGAGTGAACCGAGGCGAGTGCGAGCGCATTGGACCTGCACCGTGGTCGCTCGATGAAGAACGAAATGATGGATGAATTTGTCGGGAGCATCTCCCTAATCATGGTCGTGTGGTTTGTCGTGGTCATCATCGACGTGTGGATGAAGCCCGAAAAGTGAACCACGAGCACGACTGGATGAGCGTCAACGAGGTCGCACGACGCACGGGACACACCCGCCAATGGGTCCACCAGAAGATCCACGACGGGACGTTCGAGAGCGAGAGGAAGGGACGCAGGATCGACGTGGAGGGTGTGTCCGTCTACACCTGGATGCTGAAGGAACTCACACGGCTGCGCGACCGAGCCGATCACCTTAGCGATCACATGCCTTATGAAGACTGACGAGCAACAGAAGCGGGAAGAATTCCTCAAGCGTAGGCGGAAGGGGATCGGGGGCTCAGATGTAGGCGCGGTCCTGGGTGTCGATCGCTACCGGGATGCCATCGACGTGTTCCTCGACAAGACGCAGCCCATGGAGGACATCGACAACCCCAACATGGAGCGGGGGCGCATGATGGAGGCGGTCGTGGCCGTGAAGTGGACGATGGCTACCGGGCGCCGGATCAAGGCGGGCAAGTTCCGGAAGCACCGCATGTATCCCTGGCTGCTGGGCAACCCCGACCGCATAATCCTGGCCGAAGGGAAGGCACCCTACGAGACCATCGAGAACGGTAACGGGGTGCTCGAACTGAAGACGGCGAACCAGTACGTCTTCAAGCAGATCAAAGACCAGGGCTTGCCGCAGTCGTACCTGCTGCAGCTTCAGCACTACATGGGGGTCTGTGGCCTGGAGTGGGGCAGCTTCGGTGTGTTGTGCGCTGACCCGTGGGAGTTTCTGCACTTCGATGTTGCCTTCGATCCGGATCTCTTCGAGCAGGTCTCCTATGTGCTTGAGACCTTCTGGAAAGAGAACGTGATGCGAGGCATCCCACCGATCCCCGAGCCAGTCGATTGGAGTGACTGCCCCAAACCGGCTGCAGATGAAGAGGTCGGCATCCTGGACACGCCCTCCTGGGAGGGAGCCGTCGATCTGTACCGCGAAGCGAAGAACATGCTCCGGCTGGGCAAAGAGTACGAGGACCAGGCGAAAGAACTCCTGAAACTGGAGGTCGATTTCGAGCATGGGGTCTACGAGGGTGCCGGGGCTCGCGTCTACTACCGGGAGCAGCAGGGGCGGAAGTCCTTCATGCAGCGGGAGCTTGGAGTCCTGCAGCCGTTGGACCCGATCGCGATGGCAACCCTCTTGGAGAAAGCGGGGCTTGACCTAGACGTTATTGAGGTTCTCTTCGAGGAAGCCCGCTTGGACCTGACCAGGTTCGAGAAACGAGGCAAGCCCTTCAGCACCTTGAGGATGTATGATTCCAAAGACGGGTGACCAAATCCCGATGTTCCCCAAGGAACCGGGAGATCTACGCCTGTGCCTGGGGTGCCGCACGAAGTACGAGGCGGACCCAGACCTACACGCTGGCGGATGGTGCCCGACGTGTGGCTCCCAGAAGTATGAGGCTGCAGTCAAGAGCGACTACCGTACACGCCCGACGCCCGAGCCGGAGCCGCCCGAGCCGGATGGGAGCCCCGACGAATTCGACGGACCCGAACTAGGATCAACGGAGGACTACAAGCATGGCTAAAGAGCAGAGCAAACTCCCCGCACTCATCGAGTCATCGGAGATGCGGTTCGCAGATGTGTTGCCCCCAGAGATGGACCCGAAGCGCGTCGTGCGCCTCGCGAAGTTCGCCGTCCACCGGAACCCGGCGCTGCTGAAGTGTGACCCGATCAGCGTGATCGAGGCGATCGTCACCGCCTGCCAGCTAGGGCTGGAGATCAACAGCCCCATTGGTGGCGCCCATCTCGTTCCGTTCCGGACCAGATGCCAGATGATCCCAGACTACAGGGGTCTCATCAAGCTGGCGCTGAAGGGTGGCGACGTGAAGAAACTGGTGGCCCGTGAGGTCTACTCCGGGGACCTGTTCCACGTCCTGCAGGGCACGACCGAGAGCATCGAGCACGTCCCTCTCCTGGGTGACGAGCGGAGGATGGACGATGACGTGGTGGCCTTCTATGCCGTGGCCACCATGGTTGACGGCCAGACGGTCCACGAGTACGCACCGAGGGGCGACGTGGACAAGATCCGCGAGAGGTCCAGAGCGGGCAACGACGGCCCTTGGGTGACGGACTACGCAGCGATGGGGAAAAAAACGATGGTGAAGCGGGTCCTCAAGTGGCTCGATCTCTCTCCCAACCTGGCGCTGGCCATCGAGATGGACAACCGAGGGGACGTGGGCTGGGGGAACGCGACCACCGACTCAGACACCGAGGCCGACGTGGCTACGGACATGGCCGAGAAGGCGCGAGCCGCACAGGAGGGGCTGACCGAACGGCTTGCAGATGAACGGCGGACGGAGATCATCGGGGAGGAAGTCGAATGAAGCTCTGGCAAGCCTTACTCCTGGTGGTGATCGGCATCCTCGCAGCCGCCTTCCTGTTCTCGCTCGTGATGATCGCGATAGGACCGAGGATGTGAAGGACGCCTCAATCCCGTGCCTCGACCCTGTCGATCGAGCGGCCAAGCTGGCTGCAGAATTCGAGAAGATCTGGGACATCTACCCGAAGCGAATCGCGAAGGCTGACGGTCTCGAACACTACAACGCCCGACGCAAAGAGGGCGTGAGTTTCCGGGTGCTGCTCGCAGCCGCGAAAGCATACAAGGCAGACCGCCGAGGCGAGGACGCCAAGTTCACGATCCTAGCGAAGACGTTCTTCGGTACGAAGCACCGATACCTGGACTATGACGGGAAGGCCAATGGGTCCCCCGAGAGGAAGGATGGTAAGTGGGCGCCACCGATGACGAGGGACCTGCAGGCGATGGCGAGGAGGGAGGACGAGGAGGAGGCCCGCCAGCAGACACAAGAGAAGCCGACGACGGACCCCAGCCCGACAACGGAGACGGTGGAGGAGCAACTCAAGAATCTGTAAGGGAGATGATCGACAAACAGGTCGCGATCAGGCGCCTGGAGTCGGACATGGAACAGCGGCAAGACCTGGCGATCCACCGGCAGGCTGAAAGCGAGTCCCCGCCTTTCGTACAGGTACTTGGGTACGAGCTAGACAAGCTGGAGCAACTGAAGCTCGCGCCGTTGGACGTAGCGCCCACGCCGTTCCGCTCGTGGAATCTCATCTGCAGGGACGAGGGTGGGGGGAAGGGAATCGCCCGTGGGTGGCACGTCCTCATCGGTGGGAACAGCGGGTACGGGAAGAGCCTGCTGGCCATCAACCTCGCAGCCCACGCCGTAGCGAACGGCGAGAAGGTCGGGATCATCTCCCTGGAGATGAGCAAACCCCAGTGCATGACGAGGTTCATGTCGGTCTTCTCCGGGGGCGCCATCCGGAAGCTGGAATGGGGCAGCAACTACGACAAAGAGACCGCCTTCACGGCCAAGTCGCTGATCGAGGAGAACTACGAGCGCAACGGTGGGCTGCTGCTCACGAACGAGAGGCCCTTGAGCAGCCTGGGCGACATCGTGACAGCGATGCGATACCTGAATGAGTACGAGGGTTGCAGGTACTTCATCACCGACTACCTCCAGCTTGCCTGGGCTGGCAACGCACAGAACGCCACCGATCGGATCACCGAAGTGAGTCATGCCATACGTGGCGAAGCCGTGGACCTGGGCGTAGTGTCTGTTGGGGTGAGCCAATTCAACCGGAGCATCTCAGGGGCCAAAGAGAGCCCCGTCATCCAGGGACTCATGGGCGGGAGCGCACTTGAGAACGACTCGAACCAAGTCCTGCTACTCGATCACAGCACGTACAAAGAGACCGGCGAGACCGGGGCGATCATCAAGCTGCTGATCGCAAAGAACCGGCACGGATCTCGCGGCGAGGTTCCCCTCATGTGGGACTACTCGACGCTGAGAGCGAGGGAATGCGATGCGAGAGAGTTCGAGGAAGGGGCGTCGTAGAATCGTCAAGCGGCCACCCCCCAGCGAGAAGGACGAAGAGCGCGACTGCATCGACCTATACGAAATATGCGGGTGCATCGTCATCAAGTTCAGCCAAGCCCAGAAGGCCATGCAGACGCGAGGCATCTCGGATCTTCTCGTACTTTGCCCGAAGCTGAACACCTTTTGGTGGCACGAAGTAAAGCGCCGCCAGGGACCCGAGTACCAGAAAATTCAGCACGGCCAAACGCCTCATCAGGTTCAATTCCAAGGGTGGGTTGAGCTAGTGGGTCACACCTACATACTAGGCCCGCTGTCGGTCGCGCAACAGCACCTTGAAAAACTGGGGATCATCCGATAATGCTAGAGCTACAGGAGGTTCGACTACCTCCACACATACTAGCTACGATGGCCGCTGGCACGAGGGCCTTCAAGATGGGCGAGTGTGGGGTGTTCGTGTCCCAAGAGCCGATCGACATGATCTACGGTAGGCGGTGGCATCTGTCGATCAGCCACCCGTCCAGGTATCCGACGTGGGATGAGATCGGGGAGGCGCGAGACCGCCTGCTACCCGAGGACACCTTCATGTGCGTACCGTTCCCGCCGCGAAAGCATTGGCTCTCGATCCACCCGAATTGCTTCCACCTGTGGGAGTTCAGGGACGAGAATCTGCAGGCCCAGATGATCCTCGAAGGTGAGTCAGCCCGCGAAGCGGGGAAGGGTGTGCCGGAGCCAGCCAGGGAGCACCGGCCCTAACCCTCGCCGTGGTCCCGCTTCCTCTTGTGCTCGTGGGGCTCCACGGTCACCGGCACGGTCACGTTCGTGTCGCCCTCGTGGTGTACGTCGTCCCCGTTCGGCTTGTCCGCGATCTTCTTTACCTGCCACGCCATGAACGCTGCGATGAGGACGAGCGCACCCTGGCCTGCCCTGACCAAGTTGGAACCCCCACAGGCGTTGCACTCCTGGGCGGCGATCTCGATACGGAGTGCTTCCAGGTTCCTGTTGAGGTTGGCGATCATGGCGCTGTCCGTCATCACCGTGATCTCGTTGGTGATCTGCAGCGGTGGGAGGTTGATCGTGTTCTCTATGGGCGCTTGAGGGATCACGATTGGGTCCTGGGCCGACAGTTGCCCGACCCAGAGGACTCCCACACACAGGACAAGCAAGCTCCCGGTGCTCCGTAAAGTCATCGGGCTATACCTCTGAATCGGGCGCATCGTTACTCTCCAGTGAAGATGTCTGCGAACGTCCTACCCAAGTCTATCACGGTATCCGCGAGCGTCTGATGGGCCTCGGGGAAGAGCACGATGGAGGCGATCAGCAGGACGAAACCTCCCAGCACTAGTACGACCTTCGGCCAAGAGACCGCGTCGAAGAATTTGCTCAAAGCCTGACCTCGAAGTGCGGCAGGTCATGGAACGTCTGGTCCTCCAGCGAGCGGTCTCCATCCCAGTCCCCGCCCCACCGGATGTCCACACCCGTCTCCTCTGCCACCCCGAGGACGAACCCCCCGAAGTAGTACCACCGGGCGACCTCGCGGACGTACCCTTCCACGAGTGACATGATCTCTGTGCCCTGCTCGTCACTCATCAGGCCCGCGACGGTCTCGATACGACCCAACAGCTTCGCTGCCTGGGGCCAGGAGAGGGGGTCAGGAGCCGCATCGACGGCCATGGCAGGCGTGGGTAGGTGTTTGGAGTTCATCGTCTTGGAGACGCCCTTCTCGACGTTCTTCCGCTGCTGCTCCTCAGACCTGTGACCCTCCAGGATTGTGTTCGGGAATTCTGCCCCGACTTTCTTCATCAAATCCTGCAGCACCGGATGGACAGTGCCGAGTCGTTCGAGGCTCGTGGCCCCGTAGTTGTTGCCTGCCATCAGTTGGCTCCCTGACCCGCGAACGCTGGGTCGAGTTCACGGATTAGCTGTTGCGCCACTTCGTTCGTGGCCCTGGCCGTCTCGACGTACTGCCGCATGAATTCGTTGATTAGCAGCCGCTTCGCTTCAGCCACGTCTGTGGTCTCCGCGAAGATGTTATCCGGCATGTCTTTCACGCCCTGGATCGCGTTGCGGATATCGGTGACCGACCGCCTGCTGCCCTCGTAGAGTTCCGCCACCACGAAGTCACCCATCCGGTCTTCGAGTAGCTGTCGGGACTTGCTCAGGTCCAGTCGTTCGTCCGCGAGCGCGAGGGAAGCCAGAGCCTCTTCGGCCTCCAAAGCATTATCCCAGAACGTGCGGACTGGCTCCACACTGAGGCTGGGATTGCGAGCGAAGAACCGACCGAAGAAAGCCATGTCCCCGCGCATCGAGGCGGGCTCCGTCACGTTATCTCCATCGAAGCGGTCGATCGAGCGGTCCACGTAACGCAGGATGTCCGAGGGTAGCGATCCGAAGGTATCGTTGAAGAGCTTCTCGATCCGTAGTGGAGAGACACTGGGGAACATCTCACCGACCTTCGTAGCGATCCGTGTGGTCCTCTCGGTGCTCTGCATCCCAGGCTCGACCCGCTCAAGCTCGTTGGGGACGATGGGGCTGTTGAAGAAGTAGCTCTTGTTGGCCCATTGCTCGACACCCATCTGGAAGGCATCGGGGAACATGTTGACCGCCCCCTGCTCCGCGACTCCCTGAGCCCACCGTCCCATGGCTACCGGGTCTTCCTCGAACATGGCGTCGAGCACCGACTCGATACCCGTGCCGAAGATCTGCCCGTACAGGAACGGCTTCGGGACACGGACGATCTCTTCGTTCCCCTCGGCATCGAGATGGAACGGGTCCCTGACGAACCAGTATATCCTCCCGGCCTCGCTCTTCCGGAGATCCTCGATCTCCTGGTCCCCGCGATTTGCAGCCCAGAGAACCATCGACGGGATGGTGATGGCGCCGACCGCTGTGCCGTAGACGCTGATCGCCTCTTTCCTCATAATCCTGGCCGCATCCGCTCTCGACTCTCCGGCCTGCAGAGCAGCACGAGCCTTCGACACTGGCCGGATGCCAGTCCTCACCGCGATGTCCAACGACTGCATCCCGGCGTTCAGGAACTTCGTCATGTAGGCCATGCTCTGCATCGAACTCCCGATCTGCTGGAAGTCCACCGTCACGTTCTTCGACGCCATTAGAGCCTCGACACTGGTGGCCCCCGCCGTCTTGGCCCGCATGAACTCACCCATCCGAGCGGCTTCCTCAAACGGGACTGCACTTTGCGAGAGGAACTGGTAGGGTTGCCGGAACGGCATCGTGGCGATCCTGAACGTCCTACCAGTACGGCTCGTCACGTCTGGCAGCAGCCGCTTCACGAGTTGCTGTGTCGTCTGTCTGCCCGTGCCCCGGATCGCGGAGAACCCGAAGCCTGAAGCTGCAGCCTCCATGTAGATCTCGGACGGCATATTCATCCACTGAGCCTTGGCCGATTCGTAGAATCCTATGAACGAATCGACGCCCAGCCGGAACCCGTACTCACTCTGGATCGAAGCATCGAACGTGTCCCGGATGATGTTGAAAGCCTGGAAGCCAGGGTTCAGGGTGATGCCCGCCCGCGCTGTCCGTGAGGGCACCGAGAGGAGCTTGACCATCCAATTCATCTCGTTCGGCTGCATGGCCCGAATGCCCTTGGCGATGTTGGGGTCCACCCGCCACGCCTGAAGTTCGCCGTTACGCCACACCCGAATCACGTCATCAGCCAGCGTCAGGCTCTTGTCCCCAAGAGACTCAACGATATCTGCAGCCTCTTCGATGGTGACCATCCTGCCCCTCGATTCGAGCGAAGCCTTCAGGGCCTCGGCTTCTCTACCGATCTGGCGATCAGATAGCCGGGCCACCCTCTCGATCATCCCGGCGGCAGCTTCCGGGTTCTCGACAGCCGCATCGACCAGCGTTCTCCCGATCCGGTTGATATCTGCAGCCCGAATCAGGCGTTGAGTGTAGTCCACCACCGACTCTATGGGATCTACGATCCGGCGCTTGCTGCCGAAGAGCCTGCTCAACCCACGGCCCGGCCTGCCCACCGTACCGGCGCCACCGCCCAGCGGGTCCGTCCCCTCGAACACCCTCGTGAGGGGGATGTAATCCTCGCCCAAAGCGAAGATCGTTTCGAGACGGTCGAGCGGCATCCCGGTCGCCTCTTGGTAGTATTTGGCTATGTCCCGCAGGTATTGAACCGTCTGACGTTGCGCTGCCTTGATCTCCTCCACCACCAAACCGTTGACCTCTGCTGCAGCGTCATCCATTGAGATCCCCGTGACGATGCCGCGCCCGTCTTTGCCCACTTCCAGGGTACGCTTCGCGAGGGTGTAACGCCGGTACGCATTCAGTTGGCCTTCGAGCGGAGAGAGGGTTTCGAGGTAGCCTGGAGCCCCGGTCCATTGCCAGTTGCCGAAGGCGTCGAAGCCTCCAGGCCCGTACATGAGCATGGCCTCTGCCCGCCGTGCGCTCCCCGTCGCAAGCGAGACCGCAGCGTCCACATCGTTCTGAGTGACCGGACCTCGCGGACCCCTGATCCTGAGCTTCTTGGCTGCTGCCTCGATACCCGCGCTCCTACGGAAGAGGCTCGTGTAGATGTCGAGGAAGCTGGGTAGTCTCCGCTTGAGACTCTCCCCGATACTCATCTGATCTTGGATGCGTTGCGAAGAATCGGATAGACCCTCTGGTGCCCGTGCCTCCAGGATGTCTCGTGTGCCTTCGATGAAGCCGCCTTCGTCACCCTCCAAGAGCACCTGTTTCAGCCGTGCCGTTCGTGTCCGGTTGTTGGGGACCGTCCTCCCTGTGACCTGATCGACGGTCTTGTCCACAGGTCCATTCGGCCCGGCCTCCGCATCTGCAGGCACTTTGTTTCCACGACGGCCCGTGGGCTCCGGCGCCGACTTGACCACGCCCTGCTCTGTTTGTCTCAGCGCCGTTTTCCGGAGAGCGACTGCCCTTCTCGAACTCGGGTTCGCCACCCTCGGGGCTGGGGTCTCCTGAGCCCGTGGTGCAGCCTTCTCGACCTCACGGAACGCCTCTCTGCCAGCAGCGGTCTCGGCTTCCTTCGCGACGTTAGCGCCCTCTTGGGCTAATTTCTCCGTCTGCCCGACCCCGAAGCGAAGCGAAGACCGCGTAGCCACACCCTCTTGGATGAGGCGATCGCCATACTCTAGCTGGATCGCTTCACCCATGGCCTGCCCTTCTCCGGTGCGGGCGATGACCACGAACTCGTCACCCGTAGAGCGGGGCCGGATCACATCACGATGCTCAACGCCCCGAGCGATAGCGCCCTTCTCCACGACGCCTGCAGCTTCGACAAGGGCAACGTCGCCAGCCTGCTCACCCAGTAGCGTGTTGATCGCCTTCAGGTTCTCCACGTCGAACCACAGTATCTCCAGGTTGGGATTGGCTTCGACACGAGGCTTCGCCTCTGCCCACGCCTGTTGGTTACCCAAGCCGGTCTGCGGATCTCTGAACATCCTATTGAATGCTTCGATGAGATCTTGGTCCTCCATGTCCGCGATCCTACGCCTGAGCCGTTGCTGGTCCGCGACGATCTTGGCCTCGAACCGTTCCGCCGCTCCCGTCGCTCCACCCGCGAGAGGCTCTTCAGCCGCCTCTTGAAGCTGGCGCGTGAGAGCCTCTGTGACGCTCTGGGGGTCTCTCTGTGGACCCACGAACCCACGCGCCCTCCGATTGGGCTCAGACAGCCTCCTAGCCCTCTCACTGAGGGCCAAGACCTCCGAGTCTCCTGTCATCTCGATCACCCCAGGCGGGGTCCGCTCACCGCCCGGTGCAAGCTGGCGTCCCGTGCCGATTGTGCCTTCCCGTGTGGTGATATCCCTGACAGCCCTCCTGGCATCAAGCTCTGCCCGCATGGCCTCTCTCACACGAGTGATCTCACTCTGCTCTGCAGCCCTGGCCGCTGCCCTGGCTTCCCTCGCTGCTATTGCTTCGGCCTCGGCTGCAGTCCGGATCTCCTCGCCGCCGGTACGCGAGCCCCTACCAGCCGCACGACGCAGCCCCTCACGGGCACTCACACGCTCGATCTCCTGCCCTGCAGCAGATGGCACGATGGCCGGTGGCCTCGTGGGTCCGATGACGGGCTCACCCGCGACAAGCATCCGGTCTGGTCCGAGACGACCGGATTCTGCAGCCTCATCAATGAGACGCTGTCCAGCCCTCCGCTGCCGCCGGGCGTTGAAGTGATCGGCCCGAGCCCTGTTCCTCACGCGAGCGGTATTCAAAGCACGAGCACCGTTGCGACCGAAGATCTCCGCGAGGGGTCCGATGAGGGCTGTCTCGAATGCCACTCCTGCGGCTGCAGATTTGCCCAGCCCGGTTAGGGCCGATAAGGCTCCCTCGTCCTGAGCCCTCTCTCCAAACTCACCCGTCGTGAGATCGAGAGCACCGAACAGGGCGGCTCCCCGCTTGGCCCGCTGGAGCATCCGGCCCCCGAGCGTGAACATCTCGCTCGCGGGTGTGATCTTCAGAGCACCCGCCGCTCCACCAGCGAGTATGAACGGAACAGTCTCCCGGCCCAAGTGAGCAGCCATGCCGCCGACGAAACCCTCTGGGTCCGGTGTGATCTCCTGGACGAGTTCCTCTCTCGCCCGCAGGTTCGAGATCATCCGCTGGATAGAGTCCTCGTCACGAGGCTCTACGTCTGTCTCCAGCCCCGGCACGAGAGGCTCCCCGCTCAACCGCCTACCGGAACGGATCGCCTCCATGGGAGTGAGCCCCTCGCCAGCAGCGAGGTTCGATTGTTTGTCGATTACGTCCAGGACTTCGAGACCACCCCTCGCTGTGAGCATGACGCTCTCTGCCAAGCGCGAGGAGACCTGCATACCTACGGACCTGGCGACATCCGCGAAGCCCGTGTCCTGAGCGTCCGGATCGCGAGGCACGAAGTTGGGCAGATCCGAAGGCACATCCACGGACACAGGAGGCAGGTCCCGACGTAGTCGAGCTAGTCTCGACGGGCGTTCTGGCTCGTCAGCTACCTCGACAGTTGGGGCTGCAGATGACGGCGCTTGCGCCGAAGGGTCGGGTGTTCCACGTCGCTGAGAAGCCCGAGCCCTGGCCCTTCGGATGTTCGCTCTACGTCGGGCTTCAGCTACTCGGTCTCCCGGATCTACCTGGACCTGGGGCATTCATCGACCACCGGATGCAGCGACAAGCTGTGCGATAGCTTCATCATCGAGACCGTCCATCCTCCACTGTGAGACACGCTGCTCGACGCTCCCGGCGGCGTCTTCCAGGAAGAACGCCACGTCCTCCTCGCTCAGAGGACCAGCCGTAGCACCGCCCACACCGGCTTGGGCCAAGAGTTCCTGGACCCTGTTCTGCATCGTGGCGGCTTGGTCAGGCGTGATGGTCCCTGCTGTGAGCGCCGACGTGATAGCCCGATCCATGAGAAGGTCATCCTCCACGGCGTCACCAGCGAAGGGAACGCCGCTCTGCAGGGATTCGAGCCGCTGCTGTGGAGTCGGCTCCTGGCGCCCCGCCGCTGAAACGGCTGCAGCCCGTGTCCTCTCGAAGATGGCCAACACGTTGGCGACCCCTCGATCCGTCCGACCCTGTGCGCTCACGACCGACGCACCCGTGGGGGTCTCGCGTAGAGCCCGCGCCTCCAGAACCTCGCCCATCTGGATTACCGCATCGGTGCCAAGGTCGTCTGGGATCTCTGGGAACAGGGACCTGAACGCACGAGCCTGACCCTCGCGCTTGGTGATCTCACGCTGGCGTTCTGCAGTCTCAACGATCGTCTCGCGCTCTTCGATGGTGCGCTCGTGACGGGCTTCCGGAAGGTCGAACTGGACATCAGCCGCCCGCCGGGTCTCCCTCTCTTGCTCTGCCTCCAGGATCGAGGTTTGCAGGGACCGCGAGAACGTGCCGCCACCTGGCAGATCGACTGTGTCACCGCGAGGAGCAGGCTCCGTGATGACACCCACGCCACCCACGCCTGGCTGGTCCTCTCGCCCTCCCCCGAAGTCCGGAACTTCCCCAATCTGTACGCCCAAGTCACCACCACCGGAGACCGGAGGCTGTTGGAACGCATCACCGATCGGCTCCGCTGCACCCGTGGGGAACGCTGGCGCTCTCGCCCCTCCGGCTGGGGTTACGCCCGGTTGAGTCTGTCGAATTGCAGCGTCAAACTCCCGGTCCTCGATATCGAACGCCCTGAGACGGCTCTCCTGCTCGAACGCCTTCTGCTCCCTGGCGTTGGCCTGGTCCGCCCGCACGAGGTTTCGGGCTCTCTCGAAGCTCCTAGTGAACGTCGAGATGATGTCATTGTCCCGATCCGGAAGGACGCTGGGGCGAAAGGTCATTAGAACCTCAACGGCGGAAGGCCCGTGGGTAGATCGAACTCACCCGTGGGATTGAAGCCGCCGCCTCCACCACCGCCGCCACCACCACCACCGCCACCGCCGCCAGTGAGCCCGCTAGTGATTTTGCCAGCGATTGCACCGCCTATGGGACCGGCGAGTGCTGTCCCGGCGATGCCAGCCGCGAACCCGAGAGCCTTCCCGAAGAAGCCACCACCTTGGGCGTTGTCCTCTGCGGTCGCACGGTCGAAGGCGCCACCGAGCACGTCGGTCTGCTGCCGGAGTAGATCGCCTCCGAATCCCTGGAGACCCTGGATGTTGACGAGGCTCTGGCGTGACGCCTCAAGTGACTGCTGGGCGATGGCGTTTGAGACGCGCCGATTGAAGTCCTGGAAGAGACGGCCAGAGTCCCGCTGGAAGAACCCAGTACGCAGCCTGCCAGACCCCACGGACTGGCCCGCGAGCGACTCGAAATCCTGCCCGAGCCCTTCCCGTGCTTCGTCCAGGAAGCCCTGTCCGAACCGGGTAACGGCCTGAGACGGATCGAAGTCCAGCGCACCCTGTAGACCTGCACTTGTCGCGGTCTGGGCGTCTCGCTCTAGGTTCTGGGTGAGGCGATCGAATTGCCCCCCAAGCCTTCTCCTACGGCCCTTTTCGCTGAAGAATCTGTCCGCCATTACGGTGTCTCCGCTACGACCGATTCGCGCACGATCTCGAATTCTAGTTCGGTCTGGTCAAAAATCAAATCGCCTGCAGCTAGTGGCGTCAACGCTTCGGCCTGCAGTTGGAACCAGGCTCCGCGCAAAGCATTCCGAAATCTCTCTGGTCCCGTGAGGGGGAACGGGAGACTCAACCCCATCTCGAACCGCCCCGTGATCCGGTTCGGCGTCAGGTCCGGAAGAGAGAAGACGAGCCGCTCATCGGGCTGGCCACCTGTACCATCGAGAGCTACGAAATCCACGATCGGGGTGAGCCGGATGTCCACCGCCATGCTGTGCGTGATCGTGATGTAGATGTTCTTGAAGATACACTCCCCGCTCGCCCCGGCAGGGGCCACCGCGTTGCTCTTTGCCAGCGGCGTGTAGGGCACAGTGTTGTCCTCGAAGCCAACGCCCGTCTGGAGGACTCCAGCCTCGGTGTCACGTCCACCAAAGAACAGGGTCGGGGTCGGGGTGCCGGGCATTAGGGAACCACCACTGTTTGGGCATAATAGAAGCCGTTCTCAATAGCCCAGTCGCTATGATAGCGGCCAGACGGAGGCAGGAAGCCGCCGAAGCACCTGACGTGATGGTTGATCGCCACACGGACAGTGTCCCCAACAGTGATGGGGACCGTCGTGAGAAGCTCAAAACTGCTGGTCGTGAACGAGGCTTGTGTATCGTGCAACGTCCAAGCTCCACCCGTGGTGACGTTCCGAAGGTAGATGTGAGTCGTGTGGCCTGATGGCGGGTTGGCTGGACAGTTTCTCGGGTCGGTGGGCGTGACTGCGTTGGACCAGCTTATGCTCACGGTGGCCAAGAGAAAAGTCCTTCTCACGGTCAAGCTAATTATGCTATCGGTGAGGGGTGGGTCGGGGCCGAGGTAGCACGGCGCCACCAGACTGAGGATACCGAGGTTAGCACCCTTCCTGAAGCGCATCTGGTAGTTGTTCAACTGCTCTTTCTGGGGGATCGGGACGGGTTGATCCTCTTCGTATTCGTCAAGGAAGCTGTTGGGGTATCCGGGGCTCCCCGAGTTGATGACGGCACGTAGCGTGAAGGGCAGAAGGACGGTGCCCCTGGCGGGCTTGGCACCGAAGCCATCCGGGTCCGTGGTATCACCCGCCTCCGTGATGAAGTGGAAGACCTCGATGTCGAGCAATTCGTGGCCAGCAGGCAGGACCATCGGGAGCGTCAGTGTGTGGTCGTCACTATTGAGAACATCCCAGACCCCATGATTGTCTCCCGGTCGCGGTGTGAGGACGATACGGCCCGCGAGCGTCTCGGTGGTGCCCTGGCTGGCGAACGTCGGGGTGTCCCACAGATCGGGATCTGGGTCGCTGTAGCCAGGCGAGAAGAGACCGCCCAGCCGGTAGCGGAGACTGAACTTGTAGTTCGTGAGCGGTTGGATCGCTTTCCCGGAGGACTGGTTCTCCAGGGTGACGTTGATGAACTGTGGTGCAGGGAATAGACCGTCAGCCGGGAAGATGCCGCAGAAGGTGTAGTTCGCACCGCCATCGTCGGAAACGTGGACCTCGATGTCTTCGCCTCCAAGCTGGCCGATGTTGTCGAATTTGATCCCGACGTTGATGTATGACTTGCCGATGCCGTTGATGGTGACGGGGGTGTTCCAAGAGGCGTTCGCCATCGTCTCCTGCAGGGGTCTGCCGTTCCCGAAGAAGCCGTCAGCGAGCCTCCCGGAAGCCTCCACTGTCAGCAGCGGGCTCAACGGTGGAAGGGCAGGCCCCGCCGTCATGTCGGAATTGACCGTCATGGAGAGCGCGTAGTCTGTGCCCGGTACGCCCGTGAGGGTGATGGCCGCGATCAGGTTGTCTGCTGAGTCCTGGTCGGTCGCTCCGATCTGCACGTTCCCATCTACGTCCGTCAGGACGGTCTGCCAGATGTAGGTCTTATTGTTCACCAAGACCGTCTCGTTATTGAGCGCATTGCCGGTGAACGTGAGGATGCCACGGGCTTCCTCATCGAAGTCGAGGTTCTCCGGGGCTCCGGCGGGTGGCCCGCCGCCGCCTGCCGTGGACTGGGTCGCGAAGAACAAGCCTCCGCACTGTGCAGTTTCCCCAAGCTCGTAGTAGCTCCACCGTGGCCTGTTGGGGTCTCGGATCGAGAGCGCGTACACCCGCCGTCCCCACACGAATTGCACGACTCGGGTGGCCGGATCGTACTCCGCGAAGGCGTCCTGGGGATCTGATTCAGCGACCAGCCCAGATGGATCGGGACCACCGATATCGAGGGGGATCGCGATGTCGTCTGACGGACCCCCGGCGGTGAGCCTTGGCCCTTGGGTAGACCAGAAGAACACCGTACCAGCCACGCTCACCGCCAGCCTGCTGCTCACACATCCGAAGAGTGAGTCCGCCAGCCGGATACCGAAGGTATCGGGGCTGTAACCGAAGATCTCGTAGATCTCGTTTTCCTTGAAGACCATGAGGCTTGGGCCTGCAGATCGGCAAACCATCACCGTCTCGCCCTGCTGCCCGGCCTCGAAGAACGCGAAGTCCTCGAACACCGGAGCGTCTCCGGAATTACTGACCCTCACCACGTCTCCGCGAACGGGGTCGCTGAAGCTGCCGTAGCCCCAGCCGAAGATGTAGCTCAGATGCCTGACGACCCCCCGGAAGAACACGTCCTGCTGTCCGTTGACCCCATCCAAATCGGCCCGCAGATCGGCCAGGTTCGGGAACCCGCTGGGATCGTAGATCTGGGTGACGAGCCGGGAAGTCGGGTTCGGCTCATCGTGGGCGATTAACATCTTATTGCCCGAGTCGGCTCCGACGATGATCGGCGGCACGAACGTAGCTCCACCGTCGAGCGTCCCGAGTTGGCCAACGGGTATCGGGAGGGTGCCGTCGATCAGCAGCCGGTTGAGCCAGATCTCTCGATTCGTGCCGCCGGTCGTGTTGTATCCGATACCCATGGCTGCAGCCTCGGAGCGCAGCGGAGCGAGCATCACAGTCACGTCGAGATCGGCAAGGGAGCCGTCCTGAAGGACGCTGACCGAGGCTTGACCCTGTCTAACCTGGGCCTTCCCATCGAACAGATGGACGTTCCTTAGATCCTCGAAGCTCGTGGGCTGCACGACCATGATACCTTTGGAGCGTTCGAGTCCTTGGCCGTATGGCAGTCTGATGATGCTCATCAGGGGTTCGGTGTCCAAAGGGTTGAGGGTTGCTCACCGGGCACAGGAGGCGCTGCCAAAAGAGGATCGGCGCTGAACGACAGAAAAGCAATCCGTTGCTCAGTCTCAGCCCCAGCGTTCCCCGGCATCGCCCAACCGATGGCTGCAGCGAGCCACGCGAAGGAGCGAGGCTGTCCGATGTTCGAGCCATCGACTGACGCGGGCTCATCTGCCAGATCTCCGAACCAAGCCGTGACGAAGAAGTCGTCCTGGGTAGCGGGGAGGGTAGCGTTCGGCACCCTGCGGGCTCTGACCCAAACCCAGGCACCGTCCTGCCAGGCTTCCTGTGTGTTGCCTGTGACCGCTGTGCTTGAACTTCCGTTGCCGGTAACGAACAGCCCACTGAGTTCATCTGGGTCGAGACGGAAGAGCCCGCCACTCCAATTATCGAAAGTCGGGGCGGTCGTCCCCTCCATGTTGGCAGCGGGTCCTAACAGCTTGCGACCATTCACGGGTGTGTCGAGCCAGACGCGAGCCAGAAGCTCACCGCCCGCTGAATCCATCAGCCCGAAGAACGAGTCGAGTCCGAAGCCCCACGACTGGAAGCCCTGCCCAAACATCGTGAAGTAGTTGCCCTCGACTACGTCGTTGGCGATGGCATTTGTGCCGGGAGATGGACTACCGCCACCATACGCCGTGATGCCCGCAGGCTGACCACTCGCCACCGCGAACTCACTGAAGTCGGTGAACCCCACCTGGATGTTGTTTTTGAGGAACGGCTCACCACTCGCCGCCCCAGGCGCGGTCCAGGCCGTAGCCACATTGACCTGTGTACCCTCCGGGGTCCACTTGCGGAGGAAGTCGAAGCCGAAGGTGTCGTGGAGGAACCGCTCCATATCCAGGATCTCGGCGTTCGTCGCGGCCCTGGAGTAGCCACCGATCCAGGCGATGAGACGATCCTTGCCCCAGATGGTCCCACCCGGCAAACCTAGCTCTGGACTGCCGGTGTTCTGGCTGCGTCCGATCGCGCCTGGTGACCAGGACACCTGGTCTTTGATGAAGCTGGGCACGGAGGCCACTTGTTCGCCGTTCAACCGTATCAACATCCCCTCGGGGTCCTGTCCCGAACTACCGTTCGTGCTCCTCACCGTGATGAGGAGTTTCTCGCCCTCCACCACGGTTCCAGGGGCGGTGATGATGTTCGTCACGACCGCCGTGGGGATGGTCTCGGTGCCGAACCCCCAGAGGATCTCCCCGGTCGGAAAGACGCACACGTCCATCTCACGCGGCGGTGTGCCCCCGAATTGAGAACCGATGAACGCACCCCCTGAAGAGAGGTCGATGATCCGGCCCACGATGAAGAGGGTTACCTCCTGGCCCGCCCACACGGTTGAGTCCGTGTAGCCCATCGACTCCTCGTTGTCGGGCGGGAACCCCGTTTCAGCGTCCAGGAACTCCACGGACGGAATCCCCGATCCCGGAGCCCAACGATCAAACCGCACCGTGGGCGGGTCTGTGGGCGGTGCGAGGTCTATGGCGTCGTTAGCGTTGCCGGATTGGTCGGCCCACGTCAGCACGGGATCGCCGTCACTCAGGATCAGGGGAAGAGTGCGGGCGTCGAGTTCGATCTCTGGGTCAGCGATTGTGGGCTTCACCGCCGGTCCCGATGGAGGGGGACTCGGCTGCGGTCCTGCCGGGAACCACTTCGAGAGGAAGTCGAAGCCCCAGATCTCGGAGAGCCACGCCTCCATGTCGAGGATCTCTTGGTCCGTGGCCCCCTGCTGGAAGGCAAGGGCGTGAGCCACCAGCCCGTCATCGGTGTCGATTGGGCCGGGATAGATACCCGTACTCGGAATGTTGATCCTGCTGAATCGTGGGCCGAACCAGAAGTCCAACCATCCAGAAGACAGGCTGCTGGCTACCTCCACCCCGTTCACTCGGATGATCGTCGGGCCGGAAGAGACCCCTGGCGACTGTGGTGTGTCGAGCCTCCTGGCCGTGATGATGAACCGATCTCCCGGCTGCACAATGCCCGGCACTGATCTCGTGTTGGACCCAGTCTGGGCACCGTTGCGTCCGAGCATGAACCAGACTGAGCCATCGGTCGAGATGAAGAGGTAGAGGCCGACCGGGGGGTTGATCCCATCCGGACTGCCCCAAAACGACTGGCCTTGTATCAGGTTGGTGGCCTGGCCCACCACGAACAGCGTGATCCCGGTGCCGCTCCCCCCGAAGGCGATCGGCATGGTGTAGTTGTCATTTTGGGGGGTGTTGTCAAACCGCACAGCCGGAAGGGTCGCGCTCCACGGTGTACCGGCCCCTCCAGCCGCCTGATAGGTGCCTGCACCCTGAGACTGCGCGAGGGAGTTCGTGCCGAGCGGAGACACGTCCGTCCAGGACGCCACCGTAGCCAGGTCCCCCAGCACGAGACTCCGTGCATCGTACTCGCCCCGAGGGTTGAGGATGAGGGGCTTGGTGGCCATCGCCTAGAACCTCTGAGCGCCGCGCACGTCTCCGAAGCGGGATAGCTGGGCACCAGCATAGTCCACGACTTCCGCCATGAAGGCGCCCTGTGTCTCGTCCTCTTCCTCACTCAGAACCGCGAGTGCAGGAGCCTTGGTTTCTGGAGCTAGTTCGACGGTTTGTTTCAGCATCCACTTCACCAAGTCGATGACGAGAAGCTCCTGGTACACGTCGGGCAATTCAGCCACTTCGGTCCCGTCCAAGGGGGTAGCTGAGTTCTGCGGTCGATACCCGTAGAAGACGAGGATGGTGGCCACTCCCGAGACCTCCAGGCCCACGCTCGTGAGGACGAAGTTCCTGAGCGTCATACGAGGCGCTAGAGCGGCGGCGATGTCATGGATGGACACGACGTTGATTTCATCGCCCGCGACCAGCGAAGGGTGTGTTCCGGGGTCCAGAACCTCTACTCGGGAGACGTTGGCTGCGGGATCTACGTCTACAGCCGACTCCATATCCTTCAGGTCTGCCGAGAGAGTGACGGCGTCCACCACACCGCTGGCAGAGACCCCGAAGTAATCGGGGTTCACCCGACTCGCTGCAGAGAAGATCTCCTGCTGGCGGATCTCGATACGACGGAACAGCACACGAGCCGTCGAGGGGAACGTGGCCCCGAAGTCTACAGCCCGAGCCTTCGCGTTATCTACGATCTCCTGGAAGGTCATCAGGCTCCCCCGGTGAGCATCGGCAGCAGGGTCTCAACCTCCACCATCTTACGGTGGCCAAAGCGGCGCTGCAGATTCGCAGTCGAGTGCTGGAGATATTGGAAGTAGACCGTAGCCCACTGGTTCCGCTCTGCCTTCAGGGCCGCAAGCTCCTCGGCTCGCCCGTCCTTCAGGGCCAGGTAGATGGCAAGCTCGAAGATCAGCAGGTCGCTGTAGGCGTCATCCCAGTCGGGATCGAGAACCCCGGTCAGGTCGTCAGGATTGGGATCTTCGGGTCTCTTCGAGAACCAGAACGTCAGGGTGTCCGTGGCTCCCGGTGGGTTGGTCTGTCCAGGCGAGGCGGTGAAGAGCCCACTGAACTCGTAGACGGCGATCTGTGGATCTGCCGCCAGCCGGTCGTCATAGGGCACGACCACGACTTCAACAAAGCTGGCGTCCTCGATCCGGAAGATGGCATTTGCAGCTTCAGGCCGCTCCCACTGGCTGGCCACCCCAACTACATCCAGGGTGTCCGAATAGTGGATGGGGTTCGCCCGAGCGGCGAAGGCGTAGATCCCCGCGAGCTTCCGCTTCACGACCGCGAGAAGCTCCGTGGCCTCCGTGGCGATCGTGGATGGCTGGTTCTGGGTGCTGGCCCCGTAAGCCCCGTCGAGGATGTCCTGTACGGTGGTCGTAGCAGCCATTACCAGCCCCCTGGAAAGACATCGCGGGTCATGGAGACCTCTGCACCCTTCTGCTGGGCTACGGCAGCTAGGAAGTTCCTCTCGTCCGCTTCTCCCACAACGGCCACCCCGGTGAGGGGTGGAGTCATCCGCATCGCCATCTTCGTCACCAGATGCCCGACGTAGGTGTCCATGCCGAAGTCAGGCAGCATGAGCGGATCGTTCAGGCCCACGAGATCTCTCGGGGTCAGGACCATTTGGAGCCGCAACTGGTTGTAGGAATTGTAGTTCTCTGCTCGTCTCCCGAGGAACAGACTTCCGCCCTGCAGATATGCGAACTTCCGGGGCTGCTCGAAGTCCGACTGGAAGGTGGCATTCACTAGATCTATCGGCTCCCGGATCTGGCCGTTCTCGGTGATGAGCGTCGGACTCGGGAGCATGTAGGTGAACGATGGGAGCTTCACGCCAGCCGCGAAGTCGGCCAGCGGGAGCGAGACGTACAGGTTCGAGGCACAGAGGGCTGGGTTGGACTGAGCGATCTTGGCGAAGATGGCCCGCTGATAGCTTGAGAGCAGCCGCAGCATCGTTCCGTTCGGGTGCATCCTCGGGTCGAACAAGGGGTGTACGTCTCGCGCCTCTTGGATCACCTGGCCAGCCGTGATGCTCCCAAGGCTGCAGGTCTCGATGAACACCGCTGGCACACACGAGAGAACCTCGATCCATGAGATGTGGCCCACGGCGGTAGCGTCCGCCGAGTTGGGCGTCATCTCGATGTAGATCCCGAAGGCGTCCGCCGTTCCGGCGAAGTCCTCGTAGTCGAAGACGATGTCGAAGGTGACGAACTCCGTCGTGTCCAGGTCCGAGATCGCGGTCCCAACCAGGCTTCGCTCGAAGAGCAGCGTCGGGTCATCCCCGGTCAGGTCGGCGGCATCTGCAAGCCCAACCCGCACGGTGTCGGGGACGACGGTGAGAACCTCACTCCAGCGCATTGTCACACGTATCTCGATGCGTCCGGATGACCCATAAGGGATCTCCAGATCGCCCAGCCCGAGTGCGACCTGTGGGTCTTCAGCACCCGGAACCGGCGCCACGATGAACGTCAGGTCATCGCGAGCTACGTCGTCAACGTCCGAGAACAGCGGCGACGTAGTCCAGCCGGGAGCCGGGAAGCTGGCGATGTCAGATGTTGGCCTCACCAAGCCCATGATCTACCCCTTTGGATTCAACGCTTTCTCGATATCCGACTTCCGATCCTCACGGTCCTCATGCTCCATCTCGAAGACCAGGAACAGCCTGAGCGCCGACTTCCTGGGTCCCGACGCCCTGGCGAATTCTGCAGAGTATAGCTGCTCGTAAAACGCCGGATTGCCCTCCAGCGCCGCCCCGAGTTCCTCCAGGTTCGTGCTCGTGGGAGCCTGGATCGTCTCGATCTCTGCCTCTGTCTCTGCCCGCTTTTCTGCAGCCTCTTCCCGCTTGGCTTGCTTCACGCCTGGGTCTGAACGCGAGTCGGGTGCCTGAGCGCCCTCATCCTGACGGGCTTCGAGCCTACGCTTCTGGAGAATATCACCGATCACTCGTGGCCCGAAGTGGTTCGCACGGGTCTTCTCGACAGCCGCTTCCTCTTCGGCTTTTTCCTTGCCGATCACCCTGTTTCCGAAATGACTCACAGTTGAACTCCCACCGACACGGGTGCCGGATTCTGTTGAACGATTCGCTTGAACAGGTAGGCTGGATCTGCATAGTACGCATCAACCACAGCAGCGCGAGCCTTGGCGGTAATGTCGGAATCCAAGGTCCCTTCAATCGCAGCCCTCACGTCCTGGTCTCCCTCGTGGTACTGCTGATACCACCAGCAGCGATAGCGGAAGTCCTCGATGAGCTTGCCCCAATGGACCTCGCCCATCGGGAAATAATGCTTGCAGATGATCCCGAACCCTTGGCTCGCCAGCATGGCATTCCGGATCTTCGGCCAGAAGTGTGCATCCTTCTTGTCGTGGCCGTCCTTCAGGTATTGTCGTAGGGCCTTGTTACCTTTCTCGACCCTCTCCCCAAGAGGCACGACGCGACCAGCCCACCACCTACCTGGGCTGATCCCGACGCACTCCGCGTCCTGGTCGATCTCACGAAGTTGCTGCAAAACGTGATCCGGGGGAGCCTCAAACTCCTCCGGCAGATCAATTAAACGCTTCTCCACTAGGGAACGAACTGGCTACTGGTCTGAGACACCGATACGTCGCCCAGACCCTCACCACCGATCGGCCACGGGCGGTACGTCACGACGGCGGTTCCGTTGGTCAGAACTGCAGCCCCATCACTCCGGCTGCTCACGACCAGCAGATCCCCGCCGACGCCGCCTTTCCCGTTGATGATGTTGGTCATCGAGGCATCCTTCACCTTGCTGGCCAACACCGCGTTGACCTGCTGTGGGACCGCCGCGATGGGCAGCGTCACCACATGGCCATCACGAGGAGCGGTGGCGATGACCACCGTTCCGACGTTCGTGAGCGTTGTGAGCGCAATGAAGTCCGCGCCGACCGCCTGGATGGTCATTATCCCGACCACGCCCTGCCCTGCAGGAACTCTCGGGCAGTTGGCCAGGGCCAGCGCCTCGGTGGCGAAGGCCATGATCGGGGCCTGCGCCAGAGTCGTCTGAGCCTGCGCTCCGTCCAGCATGACGAGCACGACACCCCAGAACCCATCCAGCACCGTGAAGGCCGCTGAGAAGTCCGCTGTGGCGTCTGCAGCGACGTTCGTGAGAACGCCTAGATCGTTCTGCCAAAGCTCCTCGATGGTGAACGTGATGGCTGCGGCTGTTCCGAACTGAGGCTCGCCAACGACCGCCAGGGGCGGCACCGTCTGAGCCTTGAGAACGAGAGCCGCAGTCGCCACCACGTCGGCAAAAGACTGCAGATCTACGACCCGGTAATTGTAGCGCGGCTGGGTGGCGTAGATCGGCTCGTCCTGATCCACTCCTGCAGCCGGTACACGAGCTACGAGGGAGAGAGATCTGCGAGCGATCTGGGCATCCCTGTGGACATTGCGATCTTGAATCATGGTTTTCTACTCCCTGAGTAAGCAATGATGCGGCTCTGGGGGAGGCCGAAACCTCCCCCAGTGTTATCCGCCTTCTGCCCTACTAGAACGAAGCGTCGAGGTTGTCGATGCGGACGTTCTTCCGGGGATGTGTGCAGAACAACTGCTCGTACATATTCCCGGTCGCGAAGAACGCATCCTTCCGTCCCACGCTGTCGATCACCCGATTCCAGATGGAGCCGGTGCGATCGTCCCAATCCCACGTACCGAGCGTCAGACGACGCCAGGTATCGGACTGCAGACAGAACGCGACTTCCGGCGGCAGCTTCCGAGCGACCATCATGCGAACCTCACGGTCCCCAAGGATGATGCTCAGGCCGCTCTTACCACCCGCGAAGCTCCTGGGGTCGTTGAAGACCCGGTCGCCCTTGAGCGACTGCCAGTAGCCCCTGTTTGCAGCGCGAGAAGTGATGATCGTGTCGATCTTCCCGCCGCCCTTCACCGAGACCTCATCGTCCGCGAACGACAGCAACTCCTCGGTCAGTTGCCCACCCCAGACTGCGTCTGAACCGTCGATGATGATCGACTTCCACATCCTGGAGAGAGTTCCCGATCGGGAGATGTTGTTGTACGTGGCGATGATCCCGCCATCGTCCGCCCCGGCCATGAGCCCGGCGATCTCTCGATCGGTCCCGGCTGCATTCTGGGAGGACTGCCCTGCCTCGTCTCCTGGGAACATGTAGAGATCTGCCCCCGCTGCCACGATCGCAGCCACCAGGGTGTCATTCCCGGCGAACGAAACGAGGTTGTTGTCTTCGTCAATATCGGTCACCTGGAGGCTCTGGAAGCCGCCACCAGTGATGACTGTCTGGCCATCTGCAGCCGTATCGAAGACGATCCGCTCGCCCTCCAAGAACTGGAGCCAAGCGTCCGTGAATCCATCCACTCCGAGAGAGCGGTTCACGGTGACCTCCAGGACGCCCGCACCGGGTCGCACTGGAGTGAGTTCGGCCCGCGCCTTGATACCGGCGCCGAAACCGATGTACATCCTATCCAACTCGTTGACGAGCCTCGTTACGAGGTCCGGGAGTGCCCGCTCCATGTAATTGATGAAGGCACCTTCGTCCCCAACCACACGACGCATCGTGTCGCCCGTCATCTCCACGGTCCCCTGGATCTTCCGGAGGAAGAGCCTGGAGTTCTTGAAGACTGGGTCGTCGGCCTCTGGGATGTATTCGTTCTCACCCCTCGCACCGACTCCAGCAGGAAGCTGGAAGTAGTGCGCCATCTCGATGAAACGTCCGCCCGTGGTGTCGTCTACGGAGACGTTCATGTCGGTCTGGAAGATCGAGAGGAGTTCTGAATCCTCAACAATGTTCGTGATTAGGGGATCAGCGAAGATGACCTTCATCGCTTCGGTAATGGCATCCGTGGTGGTCGTCACACTGGCCATGATCCCAACCTTTGTGCAAGAGGATTATCTGCCAAGAAACTTGCCCAAACCCCCTTCCTTCCGGACGAGAGCTAGACGTTCCTTGATCGACTGTCCCGCAGGCAGCTTGTTCGGTTGGGCAGGGGCAGACTTCTTGCCGGGTCCCGGCGCCGCCGCTGCACTTCGCCTCTTTTTGCTCGCCTTAACGAGTTCTTTCCCGGATTTTGGCTTTTTCTTAGGACCCTTCTTGGTCGAAAGTTTACCTCGGCTCCGAGCGCCGTCCTTGATTGCCGTCCTCGCTTCGAGGGGATCAATCCCATTTGCCTCTAGTCGTGCAGCCACAATCGTCGGTAGATCCTTCACTTCCAACGACTGCAGCTTGTTCCGATCTATATGCTCGACAACGTCGCGAGTCAAGTCTTGGATCAGCACCGCCCTCTTGTTCCCTTCCAGGGCTTCCGGCACGATCAGGTCGATCGCGTCCTTCAACTGCTGCCCTTTCTGGGTCTGCTCTGCACGAGCCTCCCTGGACTTAGTCAGCTTCGCCACCGTCTCCAGTCGAGACGCTTTCGCTTCGGCCTGCAAAGTCCGGAGTTCCTTGGGGTCTCCGATCAGCTTATCTACTACAGCCTCCAGCTTTTCCCAGACTCCGGGGGTCACGAGTAGGGCGAGCGCGGTCTGGGGGAGATCGGCTTCCTCGACGTACTCGATCACGAAGCCCGCAGGGTCTACCTCGAATTGCTCTGAGATGCCCTGTAGTTCGTTCTGAACGACCTGAAGCTCGCTTTCCCTCTTCCGTACAGCCTCGCCCCGCATGAAGCCGTTACGCATCTGATTCAGGCGTTCGGCGGTCTCCTCGTCATCGACCTCGATCTCGACATCGTCCGAGTCTGGCTCACGTCCAGGCATCTTGACGGTGATCGGCTTTTTGCCCTCGTCCTCGTCCTCGTCCTCATCCCCATCTACGTCATCGTCGGCATCGTCGGCATCGTCGGCATCGCCTTCTGCAGCCTCATCGTCCTCCTCGCCTTCTGCGTCCTGATCCCCTTCCTCTTCAGCTTCCTCCTCCCCGCCCTCTTCTTCTTCTGCGTCTGACTCACCCTGATCTTCGGCATCCTCCTCCTCCTCGTCGTCGCCGTCGCCGCCATCGTCGGTGGCCATCATGGTCCCTTTTTCCTCTAACGTCGTCCGTGCCCGAGCGAGAGCTTCTTGAATCGTCGGGGGAGCTTGATCGTCAGCCTTGTCGTCGCTACCGGCACCGTCGTCATTGGTCGCGGTTGCGTCGTCGCCGTCTGCCACAGTTTCTCTCCTGGTTATGGGCCTACTGGCCCGATGCTCCTGGTGATTGTGCTACGCCTTTGGGGTTTCCCCCAGGTTCCGTTCCCGCTGCAGCTTCAGACGTGGAGGCGCCCTCGGGAGAGCCAGCCGCACCGCCGCCTGCCGGGTCTCCGTTGCCGCTGAACTGGTTGTCTCCAGCCTGGCCTCCATCGGGGTCGGCTTCTGCAGCCTGTTGGGTTTTGATGGTGATGTTGATGATGTGCATCTGCCGGTGGATCTCGAACTGCTGCTGGATGATCGGCTCCAGGTTCAGGAACTCCGGAGACGACATAAACTCTTCGTGCGAAAGAAGATGCACCAGATCGTTGTACCACTCGAAGACCGGGATCTCGATCGCAGGCTGGCCCTGGAGGAGCCTCCCGTTCTCTTGGTCGGCTGTGATCCGGTGGACCCCACCGAACTTCCCGGCGCGACCCAGGTGAGGGAATTGGCTCAACTCGAAGAACGTCGAGATCGACTCCGGTGTCCCCGGCGGGCCAAAGAGCCCTCCAGCGTACAGGGCCGTGATGTTCTTCTGGCGCTCACCCCTGCCCTCCGGGAGCATGGACTCGACATCCGCAAGAGCGTTGACGGCGCCTTCCTCGAACATCTCCGGCTGCACCGTGATGGTCCGTGCGACGTTGTCGGCCCCAGCGTAGGAGATGATCTGCTCTTCATCGAAGATGACCGGGAGAAGCACCTTCCAGTCCTCGGCCATGCGAGCGAACTCTTCTGCAGCCCGACGCATCGTGGGACCCAGGAACCTGTCGCTGTTGAAGCGAAGCTCTTTCACGAGTTCGCCGGAGGCGTCTTCCGTGGGAGCGTCACCCTCGGTCCCGGCCAGGTTCCCGATGTCGTCAATCTCGTTCCGCATGAACTCCAGGGTCCGGTAGGCATCCTGAGAGAGCGGAGGCGGCGCGACCCACTCGAACGGGGGAATGCGATCGCGTCGAGAGACCTTCAGGTTCAGGCCAGGGCGGTTCGTAATCATCGACTCTTCGATGCCGCTGTTCGAGTCGATGATCTTGATCGGGTTGGCCGAGAGGTTCGTGTGCTCGATGATGAGCGCAGCGACCTTGTTGAAGACCCTCTGTGGCTGGTTCATGGCCTCTTGGGGCGTAGAACCACTCGCGGGCCGTCCAGGGAGCCGAACGAACTCAAACCGGCGTATAGGGCTCGCACTCGGGTAGCGCACCGGCCTCTGGTTATCGTGGAGAACCTCTTTCCGGGTGACGACCAGGAGCCTGCCGCCGGGCTTCTCGGGAGTCTCGTCCATCTGTGCATACGGGGCGGGCTTGTGCCAGAGCGTGAAGACCTCGACGGTGGACTCCGGGATACTCACGTCGGCACTGAAGTCGGCTCCGAAAACGCTGGGGTCTGCAGCGCCGAAGTACCCATCTCCGTAGGTCAGGCGTTCCGCGACCCCCGTGTCTCCACCAGAGCTACTCCCACCCTTGGGAGCCTGCTGTCCCTCGATCTTGATACCGTAGGTCTGGAAGATCTCCGCTTGGGTCAGGAAGCTCCGGACGCAATGCCAGGACTTGTCGTGCCACGGGGCGGGACCCCACTCCCCACGAACCTGCACGGGGTTCAGCACTTCGACCGCGAGATCCCCTTTCCGCTCTGCGTGTCCAGCTTCGGGACCCATGGGCATCCCGCTCTCTTCATCGAACATCGGCTTACCGTCCCCATCGAAGCCGATGCTGTCCGAGCCTTCCTCCTGAAAGCCTCTCAGAACCTCCTGCTGTTCGTCGCTGAAGCCCTCCATGTCCTCGTCACCGGGGCGACCCTCGAAGCGGATGAAGTCGCCTTTGGCTAGGTCGATTGTGCTCTGCAGGTAGACCATCCCGGCGGGGATCAGCCAGGCACTCGCCCGATCCCAGACCTCCGGCATCTTCGTCTCGCGCCACTTCGTTTTGAAGATGATGTCCATGGTCTCCGCGAGGAGAGCGTCGATCCGATCGGGACCCGGCGTGAAGGTGATGATCGGCGGGTTCTCGGTCATGCGGGCGTGGGTGAGGATGAACCAGATCAGCAGCCTGTTGAAGACCGGCCTCTGGCGCCATTTCTTCTCCTCGGCGGTCATCCACTGAGTCACGTCGATGAAGCGACCCATGCGCGGATTGAACACCGACCACTGTTGCCCAGCCAACATTCTCACGTTCTCCTCGACCTGCCGCATCCACCGTCTGAGAACGTCGTCCTGGGAGTCGTAGAGGTAGGTGACCCAGTCGATCCGATCCTGATCCCGCTCGTCTGCTACGCCGTGGCCGTCGTTCCCATCGGCGCGAATATCTGGGATCTGGTCGAACTCGAACCGCTTCCCGCCACCCAGCGACAACGTCGCGCTGGCACCACCAGTGGAGAATCGAGAGGATGCGAGGGCCATGCTATTCCTCCGTGCCGAGTGTTATGGGAGTCCCGCCACGGATCGCCGGGATTAGCTGCTCGACCTGCTGATATGGGAGGGTCCCGAGCACATCGAGAGCCGCCTTCCAGACTGACATGTCGATCGCGATGTGGGTGGGATTCCCAATTCCTGATACCTGTCCAGGATCGCCATTCGGGGTTTCAGCTTCAGGCTTCGAGTCAGTCATCGGGTCGCGGCCTCCAGCCTGGTTATTTCTGCGTCCATGTCCCCTCGCGTGGCGTCCTGTTCGACCCGAGCGGTCTTCAGCCGAGAAAGCTGATCCTCGTCACTGTATCGCTTTGCAGCCGGTAAGTCTATCAGGAGACCCCACCACCGCTGCAGGGTGAGGTTGATGGCCGCGTTGTCGTTCGGGTTCCCTCCATCCTCTTTGACCTTGGCCACGAGAGCAGCCGAGAAGTCGTTGAACTCCTCGTCGGTCATCTCGAAGCCGGTGGGCGGTAGCACTCGTCTGGGCATGATTCCTCTAGGGGTCGATGTTGGGGTTCACGGTCCCGCTCACGAACTCGAAGTCGATGGAGTCGGGGTCGATGGCCCCTCCCGTGGGGTTCGTGAGCACGACTCGCACGAGGTCGTTGGCGACAACCATGAACGTAAGGCTTAGGTCGTCCATCGTGGTCGCTGTCGTCACCGGAGCCCACGAGATGATGTGGGTGCCGAGGACGACTCCGGTGGCCGTCACGTCGATGACGGTGGTGCCGTTCGGGCCGATGGAAGGGATGTCTATCGTCACCCGAGTGACCAGTAGGTTCTGGAAGATCGTGTCGAGTCTACGCACCTGTGGTCTCCAAGATCCGCCACCGTGATGTCGTGCCGTCATACCAGAGCAGCGCGGAATCACCAGGCCCAAGGATCAGGTCCACGCCGGTCGGGGAGATGATCCGGTTCGTGGCTACACTACCAACGTCTTGATGCCCAAGCACCAGATCGAACGAGCCGATGTTGACGAGTCGCAACTCATCGTCTGCCTCAGAGAAAGCGGCTGTCGTAGCGTCAATGCCCGTGATGGTGCGAGAGGCGTCAGTGTCCAAGCGCAACAGGCCACGCATCGCGGTGCCAGAACCTTGCCCCTGGTAGTCGTCCTCATCTGCCGTGATCTGAGCGGGACTGATGGGAACGAGAGCGTTGGCCCCTTGCACCTTCGAGCGAACGGTGACCGTGAACGTAAGGCCAGAAGCCTCGTAGATCTGACTGGCCAGACCTGCGGTGTAGACCCGCAACCGATAGAGTCCAGAGTTGTCTGCGCCTGCACGTTCAGCCGAGAAAAACGCGATGTTGTTTCTTACGGCAGCATCGTCTTCGATGGACCAGAACAGGGCCGAGCCGAAGCCATCCACCATGTCGCCAGACGTGAGCCCGGTGAGTCGCCACGAAGAGAGGAGCAGGTTGGTGCTGGATGCGCGGCGAATGAAATCGGAGACTGGGAACCCATCAGCTTCGACTCGTATCCCGCCATTCGGAATTACGACCTTTGCTGCTGACGCTCCTGTGAGGAACGGATCAAGTACGAGATCCGCACCGTCCCACCAGATAGCGGCATCTGCCGCCGCGACCGTGTTGCCGAACTTCAAGAACGTGTTGTCGTTGAAGTGGGCGTGACCAGCGCCGAAGTCGGACTCAGCGCCTCCGGTGTTCAGCAGGAACCAGGCGTTCAGGGCTACCGGGATGGCCGAGCGCACCGCCGCCTTCTCGACGGTGCCGCCGAAGGCGATGGTTTCCACGTCGAGCCCGTAGTAGGCCACCATCGCCTCGGCACCACCCTGGGGCTGGAATAGGGCGACCGTAGGAGTCGCGGCGAGGACAGCCCTCACCACCCCCAGGTCCACCGCCGATCCTAATACCGTGGAGAACGTCGGGCGGAATTGGAGCCCGAAGATCGCCGTCATGGCCATCGCGCCGCCACTGAGGGTAGCGCGAGTCTGTGGTCCGGCGTTGATGACGGTACTGGTGAGCGACGTGCGAGTGCCGGTGAAGTCGTTTTGAGTCGTCGCGCCAGCATTGAGGACGAGAGCCCCGAGCGGATTGAAAGTACCTCCCGCGCCAGCCCTCAAAGTCGGGAGGGCGTTGAAGAGCGTGAACGCTGCGAAGCCTGGAGCCACATCCGACTGGATATCTGGCGCTCCTCTCATCCCCTCCCAGATGAACGTCGGGAACGTGAAGTTGATGGTCGGGGAGATGTTGACTCCCCCACCAACGAAGGGGCCTCCACCAATGGTCTGAGTCGGCTGGAACTGGTAGGCGTGGGTCTGCAGCGCAGCCGCTGCTGTGATGTCCTCGACTTCGATGGGGGACCAGGAGCGGACTATCCCGAGGTTCGCGTTGGTGGTGCCTCGAAGCTCTAGCTCCTCAGAGGCCCCCGTGCCACCGAAGGCGAACTGCCCACCGGCCCTGCCAGCCAGCAGGAGGTACTGCAAATGGTCGTCAGAGGCGAGACCCTGGAGGGTGTCGTGGAACGGTGGTGCTGCGGGGACGCCACCCTGAGCAGACGCCTTGAGACCAGAATTCACGCTGCGAAACTGCCTCCCCGTGCGAACACGTTGAAGACTTCGGCTTCCTCGGTTGCAGCCCCAAGCACCACCGTCGCGTCAGCGAGGTTGAGGGGTGGGTCGTTGAGGACCGTCGTGAGGTCGAGCATGGCGCTGAACGACTCCACGTTCCCACCCGGCACGATGGCAGCGACCAGGATCTCTCGCCACAGGTCCCACGTCCCGCCGCTGTCGAGGGAGATGAAGAGCCGGATCATCCCGAGCGTAGTGGTCGCCTCGGCCTTCACTTCGATCTGGTCGATCCTCACGCCGTCCGTCTCACCGTCCACGACCGCGACGATGGTGCCGGTGCCGTCGAGGTTCGGGTTGGCCGCGCTGATCGCCGCGATCCCGATGACGGGGCTCTTGGTGAAGACTGGATCTGTGTTCTTGCTCATGCCAGGGCTCCGTTCGCGTGGCAGCGGTCACTGGACGACCAGGGGCGTCGGCTCGTGGCTCGCTGAAGGATGAAGTCGAAGGGGTCGCATTTCAAGATCTCGGCGCACCATTGGGTGACCGAGGACGCCGCGATCCGGTCGTCCGCGATCAGTCCGATGGACCGGGCCAGGATCATGTCGAAAGGTGGGCAGGCGAGGACCCCGAGGCAGATCGCTTCGATGTACTGAAGCACGGCTGCTGCAGGGACTTGGCCGGGGTCAATGAAGCCGACGATCTGGCTGAAGAGGATCGACAGCGCGGCCTCGTGCTGGGTGACCGCCGACTCAGGGACTTGGGCATCCGCGATCTGGTCGATCATCTGGGTGAACGACAGGGCTAACTCGAACTGCCACTGGGCGACGGCAGTTAGTGGGACTTGGGCGTCGAGGATCTGGCCGATGATCTGAGCGAAGGTGGTCTGGCCACCGACACCCGACTGGGGAGCGCCCCCGACCTCGGGGCGGCTGTCGATGTAGGTGGACGGTACGAGCGCCCCGTTCCTGGCCTTGATCTGGGCCATCGGGATATGCAGGTCGTAGGTGAACCCGGCCTGGTTCACGACCACGACTCCGGCGTCCGTGCGCTCGATGAAGTTGGTGGCGCCGTCCACTAGGGTCACGAAGGTCCCGCCGACCTCCGCGCTGTCCTTGATCTTCAGCCACGCGGCCCCGGTGTCGATGTAGCCACCGTGGTAGGCGTACTTGAGCTTGAGCGAGTTGAAACGGTCCCAGGAGAAGGGCCTGAAGGTCATCGCCTCCAGGAGTTGGGTCATGCGGAAGACGCGCTGAGACGCCTGATCCTCCGCGTCCGCGTCCCAACCGCTGGGGAACCCCTTCTCGCTTAGTTCACCGCCGGAGAATGGCATCTACCGTGTGCTTTGGCCGTGCAGATCTCCGGAGATGTCGATGAAGTCCACGACACAGGCTCCCGCAGCCGTGAGTATGATCTTCACCCAGTTTTCTCCGTGGTGCTCTAGGCCCGTGACTTCGAGGCCAAGCTCCACACCGGAGGCCCAAGCCGTCCCGTCGATTGCAGGCTGATCGACCGTGTAGACGAAGCCGTCAGGCGGCGAACCGGGTGCAATCGCACGGTTCGGCCTACCGAACTTGAACCCGACCACGCCTATGTCACCCGTGATCTCCAGTCGCAGCCTCATCTGGTGCCATTGCACGACCGGGACCCATCGGACAATCGGTGTAATGTCTGGGATCACGAAGCCGTCAGGGAGGATGGATTTCGCGGACGATGCTAGTGCCTGGGGGAGTTTCAGGCGGGGAGGCTTCTCGTTCGACATGAGGCGCTCGCTGGTAGATGGTGAGGGTTAGCCCTCCTAACCACCAGATACTTATACCACAAACCCCTCAGAAGCGCATCACTGTGCAGGAGAGCGCGGCATCCAGCCATCCCCCATTAGCTGATCCATACGGGCTCCGCGAGCCCAAAACTGCAGCTTCGTTCGGGGCTTCAGGATGTCATCGCCGGGGACTTTGTTGGCGGCATTCTTCGCATGGAAATTCACGGTCGATCGCTTGATCGCGAGCCGCTGTCCGATCTGGCTGTAGCTCTCCCCCCGGATCACCATGGCGCTCACGAGCGACTCCATCGTGGTGAACTTCTTCAACAGGGGGACCCTGCCGTTCTTGGGTTTCGTCATAGCATATCCGGTCCTTCGGCGTTCAACATCTTCTCAACCTCTTCTCGTGCTTGGGCTTCGCTCAACTGGACACCGTCTTCCTTCGCAGCTTTGAGAAGGTAGTCGATTCCATTCTCCAGGGTCTCTGCGTCGTACTCGATTTTTCCGTTGTCCTCTGGACCTGACCGCGTCACCCGTGTCCCCATGACGCTCTCCAGCTTCGTGATCTCCTCCTCGATGCGGCTCTCTGGGTCGGGGTCTTCCCAGACCACGGCTTTCTGCAGGGGGTTGGGTTGGCCGTAGACCTGGATGTTTTGGATGAACAGCCGCTTTCCCCTTTCACCAAGCCACATCCCCGCTGCCAAAGCTGCCAGAACCCATCCCACGAAGGCGGCGTAGATCATAGCGTGATGATGGGGCTTTCGGGCTTCTCCTCGGCCTCCATCGCCTCGCGCTCCTCTAGGATCGTCTGCCTGATCGCACGACGCAGTCCGAAGTCGAGCACCTTCATGGCCTCGTGAACGTCGGCTTTGGTCGTGTAGATCGCGAGAACCTGCACAAGCTCCTGCCTGGTGATCTTGTAGCCCATCTTCTGCGGGCTGAAGAACTCGGACAGAGTGACACCCCCGACCATCAACTGGGGGTCGCCTTCTCCGTTCGGCTTTTTCGGCTTAATGTCGCTCATATCATCCCATCCACGTAGAGATCTCTCATGTCCTGATCCTCGGGTCTGTCTAGTGTAAGTGGACTCCGGTGCCTGCGCGACTTCTCCATCTCAAACAGCAGGGTCTCCCTGCTGAAAGCCCGAACTTCCCGATCCTGCCAGGTAGACTTTGGCCGCGTCGGACGGGACGCGAGAGCGTACCGGGTTTCATCGTAAGCGTCGTCGCCACCCTCGCCCGTGATCGGGTCCGCATTGATCTTCAGGGCGTCCTCGGGATCGTCCGGATTCACGATCATGTTCTGCAGGCTCTCGAAGCACTTCATGTTCCCCGGCGTGTCGAGTATGTAGAAGTTCGGCTCCCCATCCTCGCCGCCCGACAGACGGCCCTTGTAGGCGACCTGCTCACGGAAATTCCTGAGCCCCGCGTAACGCGCCACAGACGCCCGTGTGAGGTAGATGCCGTCCTCCGAGAACCTCTCGTGGGTCGAGGGCGTCGTGTCGTCCCTGCGGGCTCCATGGTGCGCCCAGCAGTCATGCCCGGCCACGATGTATTCGAGAGCCTTCACATCGACGTGGTGGTTGATGGATTCCGCGATGAGGCGGTCAGACATCAGCCGTCCGCCGTAGGTGTTGATCTTGAAGATCACGCCGTCCTCGTTGACCGCGTAGTGGCCGAATACCCACGGGTGGGCGAACCCCCAGTCGAAGGACCCGAACTGTGTCCAGTTGCTTGGAATATCGAACTGCTGGACGAGATGCACGTCCTCGGAAAGCTCATCGAGCGCCATCCCGAATCCGGCGTCCCAATCGCCGTAGAGAAGCTGTCTGCGGATCATCTCGGGCAGGCTGAAGAGATTCGCCATGTAGACGGCGTCGTTGGCGTAGATCGGGTTGTCCGTCACGCGAGCGGGGATGAATCGGCGGCTTATGGTCGCCGTGAGGCCACCCGGCATCTCGTACTTGAACCTGTAGATGTTCTCGCCCTGTTTCCCGCATTTGTCGATGAACCGGCGCTTCACCCAAGGATGTCCAGGTTTCCCCGGATTCGCGGTCCCTCTCATCATCCGGATCACTTCCGGGTTCGGGCAACGGTTCTCAGCCATGAGCATGACCCACACCCGCTCGTCGGGAACGTCACCGACCTCATCGAAACCGATGTAAGCCCATTCCTGCCCGTGATACCGCTGGACCTCGTCTTTCGTCTTGCAGTATCCGAACTGCAGAATTCCGCCGCCGGGGAAGACCCAACGCTTGAGATCGCCCTTCCAGTCGGGCGGATTCGCCATCTGAGGAAAGCTGCGCTGGGATCTGTCGATGAGTTCCTGGACCTCCGGGAACGTCTGCCTGAGAATCAGGGCTTTGTACCGATCGAGATGGATCTGCGAAAGGGCTGCAAAGAGGATGGCGTCAGACTTCGCACAGCCCTTCGCGCCGCCGTACAAGACCTCGGTTTCGGTGGATCTGCAGAAGTCCGTCTGGGGTTTGCTGAGAGGCGCCCAGACGACTTTCTCTTCAGCCACAATCTGCCCGCAAGTCCACCAGCACCGCGATCTGTTCGGGGCTCATCCATGACTCGCCTCGATACCCCTTTAGCTCTTCAGGCGTACCCACGGTGCCCTCTTCGAGCCGCTGGCGGGCCGACTCGATCATCGCCTTCGCGTACTTCTTACAGAACGCCTCCGGGTCGTCCTTCAGCAGCATTAAGTCGATCATGCTGATATCGGGTTCGGCCTCGCGGATGGGCATGAAGATCGACTTGCCTTCCCGCGCCAGATGGATGTTGAAGCCGGTCGGCTTCCGGGTAGAGACCTCGTACTCGACCTCGACGTGGTCCGCCCCAGCTTCCCTCATCTTCTGCGTCTTCCCCGCCCGCCGCGCTTGCTGCACGATATCGGGGAGCACAGGCTTATACACCGAGCCGCCAGTGACTCGCGGCCCTAATACATTGTCAGGGGGCATACCTACCTCCGGCCACTGGCCCTCAAGCCACTTGGCGAATTTGTCGTCAGGGAACTGCTCCCTGAACGCCTTCGCGATCTCATCAATGTTGGAAAGCGCCACGACTCACTCTCGATGGCTGATCGCCTGGTTCGCCCAAAACATGGCCTCCTGGCACTTCCGGATCGCGAGCGTTTTCTCGGGTCCGTGGGGGCACTTCTCCTCGATCGTCATAGCGAAGACTCGGGCGCGATCACGAATCGTCAAGATCGCCTCTGCCTGCTGTGACCCGCTGGGTACGGCTGTGGGCTTGAAGAACTTCGCGAGATCCTTCAGGCGTAGCCTGCGAGATGCTGCCGGGTGGTCAGCCGGTACTTCGGGTCCTAGCTCCTGTTGTCCTTCCGCCATGTTGGTTCTCCATGGGTTCTGGGTTTTGATCCCCTTCGTAGGGATGGAATCGAGG